AAGCCGCCGCCGCCACCACCACCTCCGCCGAGATTTACTGTTCCCGCAACAGCGTTGCTCGTTCCTTCGAGTGCGCCATCCCCGCCCCCGCCTGATCCTCCTGCGCCTTTTGGACCCTGACCAGACCCAGCACCTCCACCGCCGCCGCCCGCGTAGGTGATGCTGCTGCCTGTGATCTCGCTCGCGCTGCCTTCGCCACCATCTGGCGCACCGCTACCAGAAATTGAGCCTGCCGATGTTCCTGCTTCGCCTGCGCCGCCGCCGCCGCCGCCACGGAATGTTGTTGACGGCTCACCGTTGCCGCCGCTATTGCCTTGACTCGGTGAGGTACTCGGCGTGTTCCCCGATCCGCCAAGTGCTGTGCCGAGACCGCCACCGCCGCCACCTGATCCACCACTCCCACCTGCTCCGACTACTTGTGGTGTTCCTCCACCTCCGCCGCCGTTTGATGTTACGGACGAAAAGACGCTGTTCGACCCACTGGTTCCTGCTGTGTTGGCTGTTGCTGCTGCACCACCTGCGCCGACCGTTACGGTGTATGAGCCGCTCGGCAATGTCAGCGACGCTCCGCCCACATTGGTGCGGAATCCGCCCGCACCGCCGCCGCCGCCTGATCGCAAGCCACCGTTGCTTGCACCGCCACCGCCGCCACCGCCCGCGACCACAAGAAAACTTATTTCAAGCGGAGAAAGGCTCACTTCTCCCACCTTGCAACGTAACCGCAATTGCCGATGCTTATTTCGATCATCGGTAACTTCTATAATTTCATAATTGGTAATGACCGTTTGACTAGCGATAATGTCGTAGACCTGGACGACGTAGCCGACCAAAACGCCCGGATACCAAGGTATGACGATTTCGATATCGTCGATAGCTGCCTCGCCTCGATTAATAAGCGCATCCGAACGTTGCGACGTCCGCACGTGGCCGCGCAAATCAACTAGCGTTGCTTCTATTGGCGCTAACGCTTGCCCGGTTGCCGATACCGCTAGCGTCCTACTACGTACGCGCATTCGCGTACGCATGAGGCCGGAACCGATCATAGGATCGCGCCCGTCCTCCAGCGCGCCGCCAAAATGTTGTAGCCGTCGCAATCCGGCGGCGTCGGGTCGTCGCCGCGGTACGCATAGTAATACGCCAACCGAAGTTTTAGCGCCTGTTGAATCGATACCGGGACGCTAGCGACCGCCATCGAGGTCGAATACGCTAGCGTCCCGGGGAAGGCAATAGTTCCTAAATCGATTTCCTCCCGAGCATCGTAAATGCTCAAATACTCGAGGGTACGAAACTGTGACGCCGTAAGGGTAAGCGGCGAACCGCCATCCTCGGTCCAGGTCGCGGTCGCGGTATTGACTGGGTACAAATCAAATCGGAAATAGCCGTCGTCCGGTTTCATATCGTAACGCCGGCTAACCGAATGAACGCCAAACCGCATCCGCGTAACCTGTTCCCACTCTTCGTGAACGACCGTTATTAGCGTAGTGATGTAGGCATCATCCTCCGCGTGGAATACGCGGAGGTGCGATTTGGCATCAGCTAGGCTAAAAACCGACATTGTTCAGCTTCGAATTGAAACCATGGCGTTTCGGTCGAGGATTTTGCCGACCATACGCGTTTCCGATAGGAAACGAACCTGGCCGTTCGCCGCCGACGTGTACGGATCGCTAATCATCGGAACCGTATCGACGCGCACGATTCGGTAGCCGCGTTCGATGTTGCCGAAAACGCCGATGGGATCACCGCTTGCCGGAGTGCCGGCAACTGGCCACGACGCCGTTACGTAAACCGGGAAACCCATAAAGTTTACCGTTGACCGGTTCCCGTCCATTGGCCCTGAACCGTCGCGCGCAACGCTCGAGAGCTGGCCGCCGCCGAACGGGAACGAGTTCGCCTGGGATTGCGAAAGAATCGACGCCCAAATAGAAGCATTAAGCAACCAGCAAGCGTTACCAAGGTACTGCGGGCGCAGACCAGTGCTATACGCAATAGTTGCGCCTTCCGCTACGGTAATACTCGCGCCGGCCAAATTGGCGTTTAACGCGTTTCCCGCGGCCCCGAAATCCCAAATTGATTGACTAGCGATGCCGGAGTACGCGTTTAGGTTGCCGGTCAAGCTCGAGCCGTTCGTACCGGCCAGGAACGCCAGTTCCCAGTTAGCGCCGTGGAGTTCGGCGTGTTCGCGGATGACTTCGCTACCGACGTCGAATGGCAAATCGCGCAGCGTTTCCGTAGAAACGGTCGTCACTATGCCAAGCTTGGCCGGCGTAAAATCGACAACTTCACCGGCCGGATCCTTACTTTGAAACGCGCCGGCTTCGGCAACGGCCGTAGTAAGCGCCGCCATGTATGACGATTGCCGATAGAAACGCAGCGGCGCGCCGCTATTGACCGACGTAACCGTAGATAGCTTTGCTACCACGGCGTCGCGGTCCATGAGTTGCGTAAACGTTGGGTCGGCTACCGTTGTCGTGCCGCCCATAGTCGACGCCGCAGTCGCGCGAAGCTCGAGCTTGCCGCCATTCTTATAGCCGCTTGAGAAAAAGTCCCGCACTTCGGCGCGCAAATCGGTAGTAGCGGCGCCAGTCGTAGAGACGTGCGTAACTCCGCCAAGGTCGATCCGATCACGGACGCCGGCAGTACGAATTTCCCAATCCAGGCCCTCGAGTTCCGCCAAACCGGCGTTCAACCGTTCTTCCGCGTTTTTATCATGGCCCTTGGCCATGAGCGCTTCGAGTTCGTCGGCCTTTGCTTTACGTTCAATGTAGAGTTTCGATAGTGGCTTCATTTGCAAACCTTTCGCAGCAGTAGCGACGCCTTTAGACGTTGCCGGGTTAGTGAGAATGAACGCGCGCTAACCCCTGCCGCGGAATAGGCGGCGCGTTCTACGATTGAGATTTCGCGTAAATCAATATCGCGGAGGATCCGTCGCCCTGGGGTCGACGTGTCATCCTCCCGAACAAAGAATCCAAACGACATTTGCCGCACCACGCCGGCGCGTACTAGCGTCATCGCATCGCGCGCCAGCTGCGTATCCGGAAGCGTTGCATCGAACGCTAAACCGTCATCGTCGCTACGCAAATTGAGGGTTCCCGACAACGTTGACGCCAACGGCATTTTGGGGTCGTGTTGCCAAAATAGCGATACGTCGGGGTCCTCAAGCGTCCTATCAAACGCACCAGGCGCGATACTTTCGACAACCGTTTCCCCCTTGTAATCCATTGGTAGGGAATCAGTGTTGTAGCGCGCGGCGTAACCGCGCAAACGTAACGCGTTCGTTTCCTTGTCGGTACTGGCGTCGTCGATATCGAAATTTCTATATTCCATCATCGGATAGGCCTTTGCCGGCATCTGCCGGCATAATTGGTACGTTTCCGTTCGCAATTTGCGGTAGCCCAAGCATCATTCGAGCGTCGTTCACACTAACCGCGCCCGTTTCGCTCAAATCCTTTAGCGCCGACGCGGTATCCCGGAGGTTTCCGCGCATGAGCGAATAATGATCAAATCGGAAATGCCGACCGCCCGCTAAAAGTTTGCCGTTCATAGCGTCGGCAAACCGCGCGCACCACGGCGCGACGGTCGTTTCGACGTATTGCCGCTGCATTTCAATTTGGCTTGTAAGCGCCCCGGCGTCGCCCTGGAAAAGCATTTGGGGCGGGATAGATAGGGCGCGGGCGACTTCCATGACTGCAAATCGCCGTTCGTCCGTGAGGCCTTGTATCGCGCCCGCGCCGACCTGTTCGACCTTCACGCCTTCATCCAACACAAGCGGTCGAGCTGCGCCTTCCGGCGACATGTGCTTACGTGAGTAGGCGTCGAGTAGGTCGGTTTTTGCGGTTTGCGACAACGTGCCGGGATGCGTAATCGAAATTTTGCCGACGCGGCCCGATGCCGCTATGGACGTCGCTACGCGTTCCTGCAAAACGGCTAGCGACATGGCCGGCGCGCATCGCACTAGCGGCGAATCGCATAGATACGGGTTATTGAGGTTGCCAGGACCCGACATAAGCACGACAATTTCGTACGGGTCGATTTTCCGCCCGTCGAGTAACCAATTAGGCTCGACTTGGAAACCGCTCCATACCGCCGTTACGCGACCTGGCAACAACGGATAGAGCGCTATTGCATCGCCGCGCGGGGAACGCTGGATAAACGAATACGCCGAACCGCGCAAAATCGACGTACTAATCATCCATGCGCGCCATTGGCGGCCGGTTTGATACGGATTGGCTTCGCGCCGCAACAAATCGAGCGCCGAATCCTCAAGCGGAGCGCTATCGGCCTTGTCGCGGTACACGTTGACGTCGAGGCGCGCAACGTCCTCCGAAATGAGTTGGACCGCGCGTACAACGCTCGAAAGCGACTCCCGGGCCGCAATTGTATCGGAAAACGTGCCGCCAATGTTGCCAACGTAGGTCGTCGTGGCCGTATTTGTGCCAAAAACGCCCGCAAGTCTCCCTAAAACGCCGTCAATAAATGGCATCGCGCCCAATATCGCAACGCCAAAATACGGTTTGTCAATACCCTAAATAACAATTTTTCCACCTTCGTAACCCGATTTTTGCGACACTTGGAAGCGCTCGACTAGGAAAGCCGCCATACATGAGGCTATAACCGCGTCAATATTGCCCTGGCTTCGACCTTTTACCGGTCGAACGTTGCCGGCGTTGTCCTGGATTGTCCGAGTTGCAGCTAAACACGCGCGCAATACTTCATCGCGGTCGTGAACGATTGTTTTCCCGCGTAACCCGTCGGTCCACAACGCCCAGGCCGGCCCCATAGTCCGTATCGATTGGTCGACGCCAGTTACCGTAATGCCGCGTTTACGCCAGTCGACAATAGCGCTTTCCTGATGGCTCATCGGGTCGACGCCCACGTGCCGAATCGAAAACCGCGTTTTTAGGTCTAATATCGCGGCCTCGATTACGCCCATATCGTGAATTTCGCCCGCCATTTGGCGTAGCTTTCCCTCGGCTATCCACCGCCGCAAGGGTTGCCGGCATCGCCGCTCATCGGCTTCAATGTTCCCTCCGGCGTACCAATGCAGCATCCGATAGCAAACGCGCCGGTTATCGCAGTCGTACACCGCTAGCGCCAAGCTTGCTAGGTTGGAATGCGGCCCCAGCTGCGCCCCCTTCGCCATATCGATAGCAATTACCGCCGGCATACCCTCGAGCCGTTGCCATTCGATTTTTTCGCTCATTTGACGGTCCAAAATCGACAAATCGAGCGCCCCCGATAGCCGGTCGTTGTGGCGGCACAAGATCTGCATATCGCACTCCGCCACAGTATGCGGGTCGTGCGTTCCCATCATCGAGGTAACCTGGGTCCGCATTTGCGCCGGCGACATGGTTACGCCTAGCGACGGTTGCGCGGCCTCCCAACGCGTTTCGTCCAGGGCGTCGTCGTCGGATTCCAAGCCGTAAATCATGGCCCGCCAACCGTCCGGCGGGGGCGTTTCCCGCCCGACGTAATGCCCCGCCAGCGCTTCCCAATAGGGCCAAACGGGCTGTAGACGCTGTTTGGCGTCGGGGGTTGTGATGGCTAGCAATTGGCTCGCGCGGTCCTTACCTAAACCCGTAACTACGCGCGTAAAACCGCGTTCCATGCGCGCCACTTCGTCGGCGACGATTAGCCGCGCGCTCAAACCGTCCATAGCCGTTTCCGTACAAGGGAGCGCGCGCATAACACTACCGCGCGCCTTTATCCACCCCCCCTGCATCGAAATAGCCGTACCCTCGCTGCATTGGGCGTCGTCGTCGACGTGCTTTACCATTGTCCGTAACCGGTCGAACACAATCGAAGCGGTCCGTAGCGTTGGTGCGATTGCGTAGTATGTTTGTTTTTCGCCCCCTGTTTGCATCGCGTACGCCATAAGCGCCGCCGCTAATTCGGTTTTGCCAGCGCCTCGAGCGACCACGACTAATAGCGCTTTGCATTCGGGATCGGCCAAGAGCTGCGCCGCTACCGACCATTGCCAGGGCAACAACCGTAGCGGCGCGCCGGCGTCGCTCCCCGCCGCTTGCTCGAGCTGGTCGACGAATGCCGCGAACGCGCGCAACCGTTCCCAATCCCATTCGCTTAAACGCGCCGCGGATTTTTCCGCGTAGCCGCGCAGCATTGCGTTCGCCACAATCTCGCCGCGCAGTACGTCCGAATGATATTTTTTTACCGTAGCTTCGACGTCCATTTGATCCTCGCGCCTAGGTTCGTATGCGACGT